ATATGGAAGATGAAGAAAACGATACGGTACTTTTAGATAAACCAATGCACGTTATACTTAAACGATTGCCCAATGGTAGATCAGTAATGATGATGATGCCATGGTTACCAGTTGAGATAATCAAAGATAACGAAGCTATACTTTATATGTCAGATATACTAAGTGTGTTTGAACCAAGAGAAGATTTGATTGAGCATTATGACAATGTTCTCAATCAATTTGAAGACGCACTAAATAGTTACGAAGAAGATGATGATGAAGAATTGGATGAAGAAGTAGAAGAAATTCAGGAAGGAACAAAAAGAATCCTTCATTAATAATGGAGTTGTTATGTCTAATGTGTGTTTTGTTGTACCAAGTAGCGCAGCTAAAGCCTACCAAAATTTATCAAAGGTTCATTCCGCAATTGAAATGCCTACATGGGCAGCATTGTTGGCTAATGCTGTTCGTGTAAAAGGACATGAACCTTGTATTTTGGATTTCGATGCTTGTCCTATGTCAGATGAGGATGCAGCAGAAGAAATTGCAAAGACTAAACCCAAATTAGTTGTATTTGTCCTCTATGGACAAAATCCAAATTCTGGTACTACCATGATGATTGGTGCCAGTTCTCTCGCAACACAATTAAAACTGTCACACCCAAATCTAAAGATTGCATTCATTGGCTCTCATGCATCGGCATTACCACATGAAGTAATCCAATTTAAGTATGTTGATTTTGCATTCATCAATGAAGGTGTCTATGGTCTGCTAGACTTATTGGAGACCAATCTAGAAGACAATCTAGATGCAGTTCGCGGAATGTGGTATAAAAAATATGGTTTGCCAAGACCAACCTCGGGTGGTTGCATAGTACCAACATCAGAAATGGATACTGTCATGCCTGGGTATGCATGGGATCTATTACCAAAAGACAAGTACCTGTTAGACAAGTATCGTTCACACTTTTGGCATTCTAATTTTTCGCATGAAGGTCGTACACCATTTGCGGCAGTTTATACTTCCCTAGGTTGCCAATTTGGTTGTAACTTTTGTATGATTAATATTGTGAACAGAACATCACATGAAGAAGGTGTAACATCACAAGATTCTAGAGGTATGAGATTTTGGTCACCAGAATTAATGCTGAAAGAATTTGAACACCTATATGAAAATGGTGTTCGTACAGTTAGATTGACCGATGAAATGTTCTTTTTGAACAAGAAGTATTATGTACCAATTCTCCAAGGATTGGTTGATCGTGGTATGAAATTTAACTTTTGGGCATATGCGCGTGTCGATTCTGTACGAGAAGACCAATTGGAGTTGTTTAAGAAAGCAGGCGTCAATTGGTTAGCCCTTGGTATCGAATCAGGTAATCAAGATGTTAGACTTGAGATTGATAAGGGTAGATTCAAACAGGTCAACATTCGTGATGTAGTCAAACAGATTAAAGATGCCGATATCAATGTTCTTGGTAACTATATGTTTGGTTTTCCCGATGATAACTATGACACAATGCAAGAGACATTAGACTTAGCACTTGATTTGAATTGTGAACATGGTAATTTTTATGCAGCGATGGCACTGCCTGGTAGTCCGTTGTATATGATTGCAAAAAATAATAACTGGGAATTACCACAGTCATTTGAAGAATATGCATTCCTATCTTATGATTGTAAGCCAATGCGAACAAAGTATTTGTCTGGTGCAGAAGTGTTGAAGTTTCGTGATGAAGCATGGCAGAAATACTTTACTCATCAACCATTTTTAAATTTGGTTGAAAAGAAGTTTGGTGAACAATCACGCAAGAATGTGGAAGAAATGGCACAAATCAAACTGAAAAGAAAGATACTCGGTGACTAAAGAAGAACTTATACAATTTGAAGAACACATCGCATCGTTGTTTAATCAAGGCAAGATACGAGCACCTGTCCATCTATACAGCGGCAACGAAGATCAGATGATTAAAATTTTCTCTGAGATAAGAGATAAAGATTGGGTGTTTTGTTCATGGCGTTCACACTATCAATGCCTACTTAAGGGTGTACCAAAAGAATTGGTTGAAAAAGAAATCATCGAAGGTCGTTCTATCTCTCTTTGCTTTCCTGAATATAGAATCTATTCTTCTGCAATCGTAGGAGGCAATTTACCTATTGCACTTGGTACTGCCATGTCAATAAAAGATGATGCACAGGTATACTGTTTCATTGGCGATATGACCTCCGAATCTGGTATGGCACATGAATGCGTTAAGTATGCAGTCAATCATAATTTGCCTATAAAATTCATCATTGAAAATAATGGCAAATCAGTTTGTACGGATACAAAAGAAGTATGGAAGTATGAACAACCATATTTCAAATATGGAGTTTGGAAGAATATGTTTTCTAAACATCTACACTACTATGAATATGAAACTAAGTACCCTCATGCGGGTGCTGGAGTGAGGGTACAATTTTGAAATATTTCGATGAACTAAAACGATCAATGGAATACCTAGCAACAGACAATCGTGTTCTGTTTATGGGTCAAGCGGTTGCATATCCGGGAACTGGAATGTCAAACACTTTAAAAGATATTCCAAAAGAGAAACTACTAGAACTTCCTGTTGCAGAAGAAATGCAGATGGGTATGTCTTTAGGTATGGCTTTGAATGGTGTCATTCCCGTTTCTATTTACCCACGATGGAACTTTCTACTCTGTGCTGTCAATCAGCTAGTGAATCATGTAGACAAGTTGCCACTAATGTCTCACTATAGAGCCAATGTAATCATACGAACAAGTATTGGGTCTGAAAGACCATTACACCCACAACACCAACATATTGGTGATTATACCGATGCATTTAAATCAATGTGTAAGACGGTAGAGATTATAAGACTTGATGAACCAGACCAAATCTTTCCTGCATATGAGAGAGCATTATTGAGAGATGATAATCGCTCAACGATATTGGTTGAATATGGAGATTATTACATAGAAAAATGATTATATCTAAAACACCCTATAGACTATCTTTATTTGGCGGTGGTACTGATTATCCCGCTTGGTTTGAAACGAACCCTAGCACAATCGTTTCTGCTGCTATGGCAAAGTATTGTTGGATTACATTACGAGAACTTCAACCATTCTTTGAATACAAGAATCGTATTGTATATTCACGCATAGAAAGCACACAGAGCATTGCTGAAATCAATCACCCATCAGCAAGGGCTTGCCTGCAATTTATGAATATGGAAGATGGCATATCTATCAGCCATGATGGAGATTTGCCGGCAAGATCAGGTATTGGTTCAAGTTCTTCTTTCACCGTAGGTCTTCTTCATGCCCTATATGAAATGAAAGGGCATAAACCAGATGCCAAAAAGCTTGCAACTACCGCAATCACCGTTGAACAAAAATTTATCGGTGAGAATGTTGGTATACAAGATCAGATCATGGCTTCATATGGAGGAATTCAACTTATCAACATGGGACCAGGCAATGAATGGAATTGTGGAAGTTTAAATCTTGACCTAGATTACCAAAATGTGTTAGAATCCCATATCATGTTAGGTTTCTCTGGTGTAAGTAGATATGCAGAAGAACTATCAAAGAAACAAGTAGAAAACATTAAGCGTGGTGATAACTATCATTATCTAAAAGAGATGATGCAATTGACAGATGAAGCCATTCGTTCTCTTTGGAAACATGATGATATGTCAATCATAGGTAAACACCTACAAGAAGGTTGGAATATCAAACGCCAACTATATGATGGTATAAGTGATTTGTGGATTGATGATATCTATAAAGAAGCCATCAAAGCAGGTGCATTTGGTGGTAAACTTATGGGTGCCGGTGGCGGAGGTTTCTTTTTCTTTATTGTACCACCAGAGAAACAAAAAGAATTCAAAGAAAAAATGCATTCAATTAAAGTGTGGGTACCATTTAAGTTTGATACTCATGGTAGCCAAATAGTGAGAACATTATGAAATATCCTTTGATGAGAAATAATATTCGTCGCAAAGATTTAAATGCGATGATTAAACATTTGAAACAAGATGATCCTATTTTGACCAATGGACCAAAGTGTCGAGAGTTTGAACAGGCATGGTCTGATTGGTTGGGTGTGAAATATTCCGTATTTGTAAATTCTGGTGCATCAGCCAATCTGTTGTCAATGTCTATACTCAAGCTATTGAATCCTGGGTATGGTGAAATTATTGTGCCTACATTGACATGGAGTTCTGATGTATACTCTATCATACAGGCAGGATTCAAACCAGTATTTGTAGATGTTGATATGAATACTTTGGGTATGAATACTCAGGCTATCATAGCAGCAATAACACCAGATACTATGGGTGTATTTCTAAGCCATATACAGGGCTTTGATGCACTTACTGATGAACTGTTAGATGAATTGACCAAGAGGGGCATCATTCTAATCGAAGATGTTTGTGAGTCTCATGGTGCAACACACAACGGCAAAAAGTTGGGCACCTATGGCTTCATGTCTAACTTTTCATTCTACTATGCCCATCATATGACTACGATTGAAGGTGGTATGGTCTGTACCAACAATCAGGGTGTATATGAGAACCTTAGGATGATGCGTTCTCACGGTATGGTTCGTGAGGCATCCACCCAAATCACCAAAGATTACTATACAGAAATCTATCCTGAATTAAATCCTGATTTTATTTTTGCATTTCCATCCTACAACATGAGGAACAATGAACTAAGCGGCATACTTGGCTTGAGCCAGTTGCCAGAGTTGGATAAAAATGTTAAACTCCGTAATAGAAATCACGAAAGATTTTTATCTCAGTTGGATTCTAATAAGTATTTCACGGACTTCAAGTTAGAGGGGGCAAGTAATTATGCCTTCAACCTCATACTGAAGGAGAAAGATAATGATTTCTGTAACAAATTAATGAACACAATGCGTTCTGAAGGCATCGAATTCAGACGAGGTAGTGCTGGCGGTGGTAATCAATTGCGACAACCCTATATGAAAAATAGGGTAACACAAAATTACCATAAGTTTTTTCCAAATACTGAACACATTCATTTCTATGGATTCTACATTGGTAATTTTCCTTCAATGCAAGAATCAGAAGTGGATGAGATAGTTAAAATATTGAATGGAGTTTAAATGAATGTTCTAGTTACTGGTGGTGCAGGTTACATTGGTTCTGTTTTGGTATCCAAACTTCTATCTAGAGGTTTGAATGTAACCGTACTTGACAATTTGATGTATAACCAAACATCACTCAATCATGTATGTCACAATAAAAATTTTAGATTCTATCGTGGTGATGTTCGTGTTAGGGGTGATATTCTACCAATACTCAAACAAGCAGATGCAATTATTCCATTAGCAGCACTTGTTGGTGCACCACTTTGCGACCGTGATCCAATCAATGCGACTACAACAAATAAAGATGCTATCTTTATGATGATGGATTATATTAGTAAAGACCAACTTGTAATCATGCCTACTACAAATAGCGCATATGGTTCAGGTGATAATTGTACCGAAGAATCAGAACTGAAACCTATCTCTCGATATGCTATTGATAAAGTAGAGGTGGAGAAACGATTGATGAATCATACAAATGCTACCAGTCTAAGACTTGCAACTGTATTTGGTATGTCACCAAGAATGCGTATTGATTTGCTAGTAAATGATATGACTTATCGTGCAGTCAAAGATAATTTTGTTGTGTTGTTTGAGAGCCACTTCAAACGCAATTACATCCATGTGCGTGATGTGGTAGATGCGTTTGATTGGAGCCTATATAATAGTGATATGCGTGGTCAAATTTATAATGTAGGTCTATCGTCAGCAAATGTTTCTAAGCGAGAACTTTGCGAGACAATTAAAAAATATATTCCACGGTTTGAGATTATTGATGCGCCTATTGGTGCAGACAAAGATCAGAGAAATTATATTGTATCGAATGCCAAAATAGAGGCTCTAGGATTTAAACCTAAACATTCTCTTGATGATGGTATACAAGAACTAATCAAAGGCTTTTCTATGATGAGGACTTTCCAGTATGGCAATGTTTGAATACAATCCAACCAATTTGAAACTTGTGTCTGATACCATTGTCAAACACCTGAATTCAGATTTACTACCTAAGAAATGGGTAGAAAGAAACAAAAAGAATCCAATGTTTGGTCATTGCCATACTGCTTCTGCTTGCTTGCAGAAAATCTTTGGTGGAAAAAACATCAAGCTGTATCGTGCCCTAGATGATGAAGGTATCTGGCATTGGTGGGCAGTAGATGCAAAAGGAACTATAATTGATTTGACGGCAGATCAATATCATTCTGAAGGCAGAACGCCACCTTGGAAAAATGGCGAAAAGGCTGCAACACTTGGGTTTGATTATCGTAAGAGGGTGATGAAGTTACTGGATAAGGTAACTAATGAATTATCATCAAACGGAACACCGCCACAATAACTTATGTCAAGGGCTTAAAGAGGCAATTATGAGTGAGAAACAACCAAAACATTACATCAACAACAAAGACTTCCTAAATGCTCTTGTTGAGTATAAGCAGGCGTGTAAATTTGCCAAAGAAAATAAAAAAACTGAACCTCAGATACCAAATTACATTGGTGAATGCTTTCTAAAGATAGCAGAACACCTATCAAGGAAGCCAAACTTCATTTCATATTCTTTCCGAGATGAGATGATTGCAGATGGTATCGAAAACTGCCTGATGTATTTCCGTAACTTCGATGAAACCAAATCTGCCAATCCTTTTGCATACTTCACGCAGATAATTTACTATGCTTTCTTGCGCCGTATTATGAAAGAGAAGAAACAACTCTATGTCAAATACAAGGCTACACAGCAATTTGGTATCCTAGATGAAGCTGAAATGATGGAGGATGAGAACGGTAATATTGTGCAGTTTGAAATGTATGACAATATTTCCGAATTCATTTACAACTTCGAAGAAAACAAGCGCAAGAAGAAAGAAGGCAAGACAAAGGGCATCGAAAAATTTATGGAAGAATTGCCTGATAGTGCTTGACAATACCTCTACGGTCGTATACAATCACACGACTATGGAAAAAACTTTATGAAAATTTGTATTCTTGGTGATACCCACTTCGGTGCCCGAGGTGACTCATTAGACTTTCACACTTACTTCAAACGATTCTATGATGAGGTATTCTTCCCGTACTTGCTCAAGTATAGGGTCAATACCATATTCCAACTAGGCGACTTGTTTGACCGTAGAAAATTCATCAACTTCAATTCGCTATATCAGGCAAAGAAATACTTCTTTGATGTATGCCAACAACATAAAATCGAAGTGTATGCGTTGGTTGGTAACCACGATATTGCCTACAAGAACACCCTTGAGGTTAACTCTCCTAGTTTACTGTTGAGAGACTATGAGAATGTTCATATCATAGAAGATTTTCTTACCGAAGAATTCCATGGTGTCAGCATGGACTTTATACCTTGGCTGTGTGATGAGAATGAAGCTTCAATCTTGCAGAAGATGAAAGATAGCAAATCACAAATCTGCTTTGGTCATTTTGAGATTGCTGGCTTTGAAATGGATAAGGGGGTTATCTGTGATGTTGGTATAGACAAATCAATACTTAACAAGTATGATATCGTTTTGTCAGGACACTTTCATCATAAATCGACAAAAGATAACATCACTTATGTTGGTACTCCATATGAAATGACATGGGCAGATTACAAAGACAATAAGGGATTTCATATCTTTGATACCACTAACAGAGAACTTGAATTCGTTCCTAATCCATATGATATGTTTGTTAAGATATACTATGATGATACGAAGCAAGACTTTGATTGGTGGAAAGGATATGATTTTGAATCTTTGAAAAATACCTATGTCAAAGTTGTTGTGGTCAATAAACAAAATCCATATTTGTTTGACCATGTGATTGATAGTGTATACAAGGCGTCTGCTGTTGATATTGCAATCGTTGAAGATTTCAATGATGCTTTACTTGACACCGATGATGAACTGATAGATCAAGCCGAAGATACTATTACCATACTTAATAAGTATATTGATAATCTCCAGCTTGATATTGAATCGAACAAACTGAAAACGATTATGCGTGAACTTTATGTTGAAGCTTTAAATACAGAAGTTGCTGAATGATATTATTTCGAAAACTAAAATATAAAAACCTACTAAGCACTGGCAATTACTTTACTGAAATAAAACTAGATGTAAATTCTAACACTCTAGTTGTTGGTGAGAATGGTTCTGGTAAGAGTACGATGCTTGATGCATTGTGCTTTGCTTTGTTTGGCAAACCATTTAGACCTATCAATAAACCACAATTGATTAATTCCATCAATGGTAAAGATTGTGTCGTTGAGGTAGAGTTTGATGCCAACAATAAGAAGTATAAGATCATTCGCGGTATCAAACCTAACCTGTTTGAAATTTATTGTAATGGTACATTGTTGAACCAAGATGCCGCTTCGCGTGACTACCAAGAACACCTTGAGAAGTTTATCATCAAGCTTAACTATAAATCATTTACGCAGATTGTGATTTTAGGTTCAGCATCATTCACACCATTCATGCAGTTGTCTGCTGCTGATCGCCGTGCTATCATCGAAGACCTGTTGGACATCCAAATCTTTTCTACTATGAATGCATTGGTAAAAGAGAGACTATCAACCAACAAAGATTTGATTGCAACAAAGAAACATGAAATTGATATGACTCAACAGAAATATGATTTATTGAAGAAACATATTGATGATGTTAAATTGGATAATGAAGAAAGAGTTAAAGAGTATGAAACGCAAATACAACTTGTTACAGGTGAGATACAAAACCTTCACGCCGAAATATCCAACACAACTGTTCAACTTGAATCCCTTCAAGAACTGGTCAAAGATAAGAATGAAGTTGAATCGAAACTCAAGAAAATTACTAAACTTGAATCGCAGATTGAAGCGAACCTATCCAAATTTAAAAAAGATATCAGTTTCTTTCAACACAATGACAATTGTCCAACCTGCCGGCAAGAAATTGCCTTGGGGTTTAAAGAGACTGAACTTGCAAATACCAATGTAAAAGTTACAGAGTGTGAACATGGACTTCAAAAGATAAACGATAAGATTGTTGATGAGCAGAGTAAATTGGATAGCATCTTAGCTACAGAAAAAACAATCAACAGTCTAACGATTGAACTTGCACAGAAAAATACCTCTATCACCAATCTAGAAAAGAATATAGTTTATCTTGAAAACCAAAAAGCCAAATTGGTAAGCACAAAGAATTCTATGAAGAAGGATGAAACTGACCTTGATGGTGTGGTGCAAGAACTACAATCATTAAAGGTTGGTTTGAAAGAACTTATTGATGAAAAAACATACTATGATGCAGCATACAATCTATTGAAAGATACTGGTATTAAAACCAAGATTGTGAAACAGTATCTACCTGTTATCAACAAACTTGTTAACAAGTACCTGGCTACACTAAACTTCTTTGTGAATTTTAACCTTGATGAATCATTCAAAGAAACAATCAAGTCTCGGCACCGCGATGAATTTACCTACAGTAATTTTTCTGAAGGTGAAAAGCAGCGCATAGATATGGCTTTGATGTTGACATGGCGCGCAGTTGCTAAGTTGAAGAACTCATCGAATACAAACCTTCTGATATTGGATGAAACATTTGATTCTTCACTAGACTCAAATGGCACCGAAGAACTGATGAAGATTCTACATACACTTGAGGGTTGTAACCTGTTTGTCATATCTCATAAGGGTGATATTCTGCAAGACAAGTTTATGAATGTAATCAAATTTGCAAAAGAGAAAAACTTTTCAAGGATAGTGAAATGAAAGAACTTCATATGTTTGAAGAAGGTAATAGACTAGCGACAGTCTTTGCCAGAGGACCATTATCATATAGAGTATGGTGCCTAGATAGTTTAACTGACCATCAGGAAGAACATTATTTTAATAACGAACAGTTGGCAGAAGATTTTGCCGAAGAATGGGTGATGAATGTATGAGTGATATACTAACAATTGATACAACAGCAGGTATAATAAAAGACCAAAAGGTTGAGCCATTGCCATTGTATGATGAGAATCATCCAATGTTGCTTGAGCCTATTCCAGAATACAAGCAAAGATTGCCAAATGGAATGATGAGCAATCTAATTAAACGAATGAAACTTACCATGCAACAGTATGGCGGCATTGGTCTATCGGCAAACCAATGCGGTGTGTTTGAACGGGTGTTTGTCATAGGCACAGGAGAATTCCAACTTGCCTGTATCAATCCAAAAATCATTTCTCGGTCAGATAAGGCAATCAAAGCTGATGAAGGTTGCCTCTCTTTTCCTGGATTCTATGTTAAGGTACCTAGACCTGAAGAAATTACGGTTGAATTTACAGATGAAGATGGCAACATTAAAGAAGCAGAGTTGACTGGTCTAACTGCAAGATGTTTCATGCATGAACTGGATCATATGAATGGCATTCGTTTGATAGACCATGCTGGTCCAGTAGCGATACAACAAGCCCGTAGAAAACAAGAGAAGATTCTCAAGAAAGCGATTCGTAGAAAATGACATATAGCTTTGACAAAAATGATGACATAGAAACACAATGGAAAAAATGGCTAGATTCAGGCATCGAATATCACGACATTGATATTGATGTTATTCGCCAAAAAACCATTGATGATTTGACCTATGTCTCAAAGATGGATGTAAAAGAATACACACTATTCCAAAAATGGTGTGAGGTTCAAGACAAGTATCCATCAGTCACGGTAAACGATCTATGGGACGGAGAAAAGAAAGTCCTCGAAGATGAAGGTCAACGGCGTGCTATCGCTGAGGTGAAATCTAACTTTTGGATTCCTAAGGATCCAGAAGACTACTTGAATCTACAACCCGAATTGCTGTATACCAATAAAGATAAAGATTTGCCAGAGTTATGGAATTGTATTCGTACCTTCTCGTCTACGATGAAGAACAACAGCAACATCGGTCGCAATCTAAATTTTGTGGTTCGTGATGCATCAACGAAAAAGTATTTGGGTGTTATCTGTATCTCATCCGACTTCCTTGACCTTACACCAAGAGATAACTACATTGGTTGGGCGAGAGATAAGAAGACACAAGGCGGCATGATTAATCATACAGCAATTGGTTCTACAATTGTACCTTTGCAGCCACTTGGTTTCAATTATGTTGGTGGTAAGTTACTTGCATTGCTATGTCTTGCTACACCAATACAAGAACTATGGGAAAAACTATATGGTGATAAGCTTGTAGGCATAACCACTACATCACTATATGGTAAGACTAAGCTTAATGGTCTGTCACAGTATGATAATCTAGACTACTGGCAACCGATGGGGTTTACATCTGGTTCTGTATCGTTTGAACCGTTGCAAGAAACTCGGTACATGATCCGAGAATGGCTAAAGAAGAATCATACTCGCAAATATTTTGAGTGGTATGTTGCTAAGAGATCGACTGGTCAACCATACAAGCGTGACCATAAGAATCGTTCGTTGGCGTTTGCATACAGTAAGATGCAGATTCCAAAAGAACTAATTCGTAGTGAACACGCCAGAGGTATCTACTATGCGCCTCTGTATGATAAGACTTGTGAGTTTCTTCGCGGCGATAATGACGGTAAAGATATGAAAAAGTTGTTCGATACGAGTGTTGAACACCTAAGTAATGTATGGAAAGAGAAACACGCTAAGCCTCGGATCAAACAGTTGGTCAAGAAGGGTAGAGTTTCAGGTGATACATTGTTCTATGATGACCTCACCGTTCTAACATGGCAAGAAACGAAAGATAAATATTTGCCGCAAGTAGGTCGATAGTTGTAGTAGAATGTCCTTAATGCGGAGAGTCCGAGACACCCTATCCCAATAGGCAGACAGGTTTAACTCCTGTTATCCGCTCCAAGCCCTTGATTCTAAAGGGTTTTTTCAATGGTTGACAGACCACTTTGTTTGTGCTACAATGGTGGTATATTGTTAATAGGACTTCTCATGTCATTTACTGTTCAATCCAAATCTCAACTTGCCAGACTGATGGCAACTGAGAACCTTACCATTAACCATGTCAAGGCTCAAACTGCAAGTTTTGATCCTATAAAACGTGTTCTGTATCTTCCAATCTGGAAAGATATGTCTGGTGTTATCTATGACCTGCTGACTGGACATGAAGTCGGTCATGCACAATACACTCCTGCCGAAGGTTGGCATTCTGCTGCAACGGACAAAACCAAAAGCCCTAACTACAAAGGCTTTTTGAATGTCGTTGAAGATGCCCGTATCGAGAAAAAAATCCAACGCAAATATCCTGGTCTCCGTATGTCGTTTAAGAATGCATACGCTGAATTGATGAAGCGTGATTTTTTCGGTATTGCTGATCGTAATGTAAACCGAATGCCTTTCATTGACCGTCTGAACTTGTATAGCAAGTCGCAATGGACTATGGATATTTCATTCAATCGTAAAGAAACCGAACTGATTGAAAAAGTCCGTATTGCTGAAACTTGGGAAGAAGTAGTGAAAGTCACCGATGAAATTTTTGCATACTCTAAAGATGAACAGCAAGAATTGAAACTTGGTGATTTTCGAGTTTTTGATCCCGAAATGAATGAAGATGGTGAAGATGGAGATGATGTAGAATTTGAAAAAGAAGAAGGTGAAGATTGCGAAGAAGGTGAAAATGCCGATGACGGCTCTGGTAACGGTGAAGATGAAGATGAAGATGAACAAAATGGTGAAGATGAAACTGATGTAATCAATCGTAAAAAAATGTCACAAGATTCCTATGAGGATCAAGGTGCAAAAATTGATCCTGTCTGCGAAACTGATGACAACTATCGCCGTAACGAAAGTAAATTGCTTGATGAAAAATCAAAAGAATATAAGTATCATGCTATTCCAAAACCTATTATGCAAAACATCGTTACACCATACGATATTGTTCATAAAGGAATGACAAATGCATTCAATGCACAAAATGTTTCTGCTGATGATATGAATAAGGCGTATGGTGAATTCAAAAAAACCAATGAACGGTATATCAATCTGTTGGTAAAAGAATTCGAAATGCGTAAAGCGGCAAAAGCTTTCAATCGTTCGCGTCTGTCTGATACTGGTGAAATTGATGTAGGTAAACTTTCATCGTATCAGTTTGATGATAACATTTTCCGTAAGATGCTTCTAGTACCAAAAGGTAAATCTCACGGTCTGGTTCTGTTGCTCGATAAATCGGGTTCAATGCAAGACATTATGGGTAACTCAATCGAACAGATTCTGATTCTTACCATGTTCTGTCGCAAAGTGAATATTCCTTTTGTAGTGTATGGTTTTGGTAACAACATTCCTGGTTTC